CTGGACTAGGAAGATCAACTGGAGGAGCCCAATCCATTGTACCAGTTTCTTTATTATAGAACGGCATACCCTTAACATCTGTAGGTTCCATAAGTGCCATTCTAAGATCCATCAACAAAGCATTACCCATTTCACCCGAATCAACAATACCTTGGGCAAGTTCGGATTTACCAATACCTGCTGGTCCCCACAAAAAGATAGGACGTTGTTTTTTGAATGCTTTCAGTATCGCTCTACGAGCCTGGGTGGAAGTTACTGTACGAGTTTCAGTAATTGCTGACATATTTTGCTCCTGTTCTAAAGTGTTTTTACTCATCTACTATATACATAATAGCATCATTACAGTATGTGTCAACCAAAAAGATGGCATAAAAAAGCCTTATTTTATGGCATTTTTTAGTACCAAGAACTACTATTTTCCATATATTGCTCCAAATCTCCATTATATAAACTCAACATTGTTGCTGATTCTTCCCCAAACAAGTATATGGCTTGTTTCCTTACAGGAATCCAATATGGACAATCTAGGTGTCTATCCAAGTTCATTAGTAGGCTTGGCTTGTTTCTTATATATTTTGGCTCTTGTTGTATGTGTATTAGATAATATTTGATTTCTTTTTTAAGAAATGCTTCGAATCCTATTCTAGTAAGTCGAAGTCCACTATTTGGCCTTGTGCTATTCCACCACAATGTCATTGCCTTTTCTACAGTCAGATTATCTACTTCTGGGCAAAGAGCCCTTGTGATCTGAAGTTTTTTAGAATTTAACTTGTTCACCTTGGTCCAACTTTACTACACTGAACCTATCTGTATTGTATTTGGCGTTGAGTTTTTTTGCTAGATTGATAGCATGACCTGGATTGGAAAAAGACACCTTTTTGTACTTAGGGCCTGGATAACTGACCAGCATACTGAATGTCTTTAAATTAATAGGACGGTTTTCATAATATACTGCCCAGATACCTTCACTGGCCAGTACTTGGTCAGTTTGATATGTTTTGGCATCTGTCTTCTCTAACAAGACAGTTGGTTTTGGTCTACTCACTTTTCGATACTCCTATTATACGAGTATTTATCTTCTTTCTATGAGTAGATAACTGTTTTTATCTTAGTATATTATTTGAAATCTCCGCCGTCAAATTCTACTTCTATTTGCCCGGCATCGATAAGTTTTTTTTGTAATTGTATTATTTGCTCTTGTAAGTCTATTACACGGTTCTGGAGTTCTACTATACTATGAACTACATTAGACGCTGTAGAGGTCTCTAATTGGGTTACAGAGGCGTTTTTTTGTGTGTTTGCTTGTACTATTCTATTGAACTTTTCAATATGAATACTCATTGTTTCCTACTTTGTTTAAGTGCCAATGCCATATCCTGTTTGGTCTTAAATGGTCCTTTAAACGGATACTTTTCAAGTGTAACTAGTTTAGGACAAAAACTTCTTGTCCAGCCATTAGTAGGATACAACACAATATAATAACCTGCTGAATGTACACTATCTGATCTATTATTTTTTGTATACAAAGGAAGTTTACGAGTTACATCGTACATTTCGTTTGTTGGCATACTAGCACAAGGATAATCAAACAAATAGTAAACATTATTTTTCTTAACAATGTTTTGACTTACTGGTACATCAATTGGTTCTCGAAAACAGTCTTCACCCCAACTGGAAACAATATCTTCTAATGATAATGTAGAAGGTCTTCCAGCATTGTTTTTATGTACAATATATTTCTTACCTTCTTTGTTAACTGTTCCAACCTTTGTTCCATTCTCTTCTAATATCCAAAAGTTGTTCTTCACAATAGTTTTGAGTTTTACTGACATTAATTACTCCTATATCCTGATTGTAAAAATTCAGCATAACTTGTAATGTTATCACTGATTTTCTTTAAGTCGTACTTTCCACAAAATTTAAGGAACCTTGCTCCTACCATAGGAAAGTTTTTAGACTCGATAGCATCTATTGTTTCATCGATATATTCTTTAATCTCTGGCGGTTGTTTTGTTAGATCAATTAGCACACGATTACGTTCATAATCATCAAGTACCCTATGTTCTTTTTCATTATGATCAACCCATCGTTGTAGCATCAAGTTATTCCAATTAAAGCCTTTACGATCTTTATCTTCATATGCTTCTAGCAAACCAACTTTGTTTTTTGTACCTTTTTTACGAACACCAGGAAAAGCACTAAACACGTTATCACTACTGTCGCCTCTCATACACTTCTCAAAAAGTATCCAAGCAGGGTCTGGAATAGTTTTAGGTTGTTTAGTTTTTTTATCAATTACAGCCTTACCGTTATCATCAAAAATACCTTCAATAGTATGAAGTTCGTTTGTGATACCATTATACTGTTTGACATTTGTTTTCAACAGTTGATGGAAGTCTGTATCACTACTTATAATATAATGTTCATCATCTGGGTGTTTGTCAATAAATCTAGCAATAAGGTCATCTGCTTCTGCTATTTCATTTCTAATTACTGTACAGTTACTCTTATCTTTTAAGAATGTAGTAAGTTCATCAAAGGTCTCCCAAAATACTTTATCTTCTTCTTGTTCTTTTTCTGTAAGAGCCTGTCTTGCTACAGTACGGTTTTTCTTGTAAGGTTCATAGAAGTCTTTACGCCAACTACGACCTTCTAAGCAGAACACAACATGATCTGCTCCAAACTTACGGAATACTTTATTAACACTATTCATAGTGATGTGTATACTCAATCCAACCTTTTCATTTAAATCAGCACCACGAAAGGCAACGTGCCTAGCACGGAAGAATGTGTTAGCAGTGTCAACAATAAGATATTTCATTTTTACCTCTTCAATTTTAATACTATTATAGCATCTTATCTAGTTCTGTCAACTTCTTATTCATGTGTCTCATAAATTCGAAATGTAGTTCTTTGGAATGATATTTTTTCCATCTTGGGTGGATTTTCATTGTTTCAAAAAATAATGATTGGCCAATACCCCAAAACCAATAAGTGTTTGGACGAGTCAAATCACAGTCAAATAACTTGAAACTAGTTTCAAATATGTTTTGTGATAGAACATCTTCTGTGCCATAAAAGAAAAATTTGTCATTTGGGTGACTATCGATAACCTGTTTAAGTGGTTTGAAAAACTCTTTCACATGATCAAGTCTTCCTTCGCCTGTAATGTTTGATACAATAGTACATTGTTCTTCGTACCAATCTTTACATTGTTCTAACCACATATCAATACATTTTAAATGAACATCATTATCTGGATGGAATAGTGAGGGCGAAAATTCAAAATCTGATTTTTCATAAGCAAATTGATAAAACCTTTGATCATTATGATCTGTAAATGTTGTGTCTTTAGGTTTAATACCTCCAGTTGAAAGAGCATCAATTATTATCTTCTTGCCCTTTTCAAAGTCAAAATCAGTGCCGTCCATACGACACTCTTCTCCCCAATATTCATATAGCGAGGACCATTTGTAATATTTGGTATTACCCCAACTACCATATATAGGAAATATTCTTCTATCCCATTTTGGAATACCTATGAAGTGATATTTTTGATCAGCGGGAAACATATCAACACTATCTATAACACTTTGGAATATTGATTCAATACAGGCACCATGCCTACAAAAGTTTTTAGTTCTAGCATTAAACATTTCTGCTAATCTGCTGACCCAACTATATTGACTATCTGTTGGGTGTGGGAATCTTTCCAATCCTACCCAAGCACCGTCTTCATCTGCTGTAAGGTAATTTGTTACTGAGCCTACACCTCCGGCTATGCCGTCACCGTGATTAAAAAAGAACACTATTTGACCTCTGTACGATTTTTATCTATTTTTGTTTTTTCAACGAATCTATTCTCGGGATCTGATTGATAATTTTCCCAAGTTTCTAAAGCGACATTTTTACAAACACTCTGGAACCAATTGTCAACAACGTCTTCGTCTGTCTTACCAGGGAAGCCTTCTTTTCTAAGTTGATTGACGAAATGTATATTCCAATCAAGTTCAAAAGCACCTTGGCTAGGATTACCTTTGTCAATGTCAAAGCCTACAACATTAACCCAAGGTTCACCTTTTTGTGTAGCCTCGTCTTTTGGTGTCTTTGGTTCGCTTTTTTTAGATTTGGAGAATAACTTCTTAAAAGGGTTATCCATACTATCTCCTACAGTTATTTATATTATAATTGACCAAGATCTCTCATTTTCTTGATTAATTCTGGTTCATTGCTTTTATCAGGATAAAGATCCTTTTCACTTATTTCAGTTACTTGATCTTCATCTTCTTTCTTTTTTAATTTGTTTAAATTTGCTATTAATATTTCAACAAGACTTACACAAAGTAAAAATAGGAATACTAACATACATATAAAAAGCAAACCTGCCGTAAGTAAAAGTTTTTTAGATACCTCAATGAATCTTACCACAGTAGGTCTTTTGCTGAACTCTAGTGCCTTTTCTTCAGCACTGAACCATATGTCTTTAAAATTTATCATGTTCCTATAGCATTACCAAATAGATAAACGTGAACTCTTGCCGCCACATTGTATCCTCTTTTAAAAGCCTTCTCTGCCACTTTACCAGCAGTTGCTTCTTGTTCTTCTGATCTTGCTCCTGT